TAGAAATATGGGATTCTTTTTCATATCATATTACGGTGATAGAGAAGGCAACATTGAAAGGATTAAGATGTGCAATGTATGCAAAGGATAAAGAATATTATCATGGTGAATATATGTTTACTATTGATAGTTGTCATGACGACCCGAATATGTTGAATACAACTTTATCCGAAACACCAAATGAACACAAATCTTTTAATATCATAAAACTTGACAACGGACAATTTGCTGCGCAACCAAATAATAGAATTAAATGGTTTGAGCAAAGTCTGATTGCTCATGAAACAAAGGATCCGGATTTCAAAGTTTCTACAAAATATTTTTCTGTAGAACAAAATCCTAAATGGAGCGCAGGAAATCAAGATCGGTATTTTTATGAAATAGAAGAAGTATATGATTTTAAGAAGAAAAAATGATCTGGCAACTTAAAGGAGAATCTATGTACCAAAAAGTTATTGCATGCGAATCATGTAATGCAGAATTCACTATTAAACATGATATGATGGAAGAAACTTATATTCCAAGTTTTTGTCCATTTTGCGGAGAAGATATATTGATTGAAGAAGAAGATGGAAATGACGAGGAATGGTAATTGTTTGTATTGGCGTTTGTAAAATGAACATGGAGCAAACACATTGCATCGGTTGTAAAAGAAGTTTGTTTGAAATTGAACAATGGCGTGAATATACTGATGAAAAAAGAAATGAAATTAAAATGAAACTTGAGCGGAGAAAGATTAATGCATGGTGAATGGGAAGGTGGAAAGGGATCTTGTTTTCGTAGGCTAAATAATCAAAAGCAATTTAGTGAAAATTGGGATTTGATTTTTAGTGAAAAATATGAAGACACAATCAGCGAAAGCAAAGGGAAGAAGACTCCAGCAATGGATGCGAGATACACTAATCGAGGAGTTGAATATCCATCCAGAAGATATTGAGTCCCGCAGCATGGGCGCAGGTGGTGAAGATCTCATCATGGCTCGTGCTGCGAGAGAGGCATTTGGTTATTCTATAGAATGTAAGAACGTAGAGAAGCTAAATGTTTGGGATGCCTATGATCAGGCAAAAGTCAATTCGAAAGATTATGAACCCATCGTTGTCATGAAGAAAAATGGGAAGAAACCTTTAGTGGTGATCGATGCAGAATATTTTGTTCGAATGCATAAAAAAACTTGACATTTTTAAAACAAAATGGTAGAATACAAATTCTTTGGAGATTTAATGGAAATAGAATTTACACATGCTCTCTTAGCAACAGGAGGAATGTTTTTGACATATATGTGGGGAAAATATCTAGCAAAAAGAGAAATCATTGAAGAAGTGATTGTTAAAACAATTGATTCTTTAGCTGACAATCATTATGTTATGGTTTCGGAAAATGATGATGGAGAGAAAATTCTTATTTCTATTCCTCATTGGATTGAGACGCTAGAGATTGAGAAAAGCAAAGGTTGAATGAAATACAAAAAATACGAAGAACCTGTTGGTCTAACTGTTAATGTGAGAGGTGATGATGTACAGACAGCACTAAAAGTTTTTAAAAAGAAAGTTCAGAAATCAGGCATCCTGAGAGAATTACGTGACAAACGATACTACAAAAGTAAAGGGCAGAAACGTAAATTAGCAAAGGAGGCAACAATGCGCAGACTGAGGCGTGAAGCAAGAAAACTTATGAAATGAGATAATATGGCAAGGCAAACGAAGGCAGATTTATTGAATTTCTTTAGGGAACAAATAAAAGAGGAGAAACCAAAGAAAACTAGAAAGCCAAGAAAACCAATGTCTGAGGAGCAAAAACTTGCTGCGGCAGAAAGGTTAAAAAAAGCTAGAGAAAAGAGGATGAAAGAAAATCCTCCGGAGTATAAAAATGTTCATTCTTCTGTATTACGACGAAGTGAAGCAGATCCTCTTAATTTTCTTGCAGTCAAAGATTGGATTGCAATTAATAGAATTAAACTATCAGAAGCCAGAAAAGATGCTAAACAAGGCATAAAAGGTGCTGATATTCTTGTTTCAAACATTTCATCTTATATAAACATTATGGATAATTTTTTAAGAACAGGTGATTGGTATGGTATGTTTTGTGGTGAAAACGAAGACCAGTTAGTAAAAACTCACTGTGTGGCACAAGCATATTATCCAGATGGCACACCAAAAAGAACTGTTGGTGTTTTTTATCCAGAAATTGGTGAAAGATGGACTCAAGAAATGGATGAGGAACATCGTAAATTTTTAGACTGAGATTATTTTATGATACTGGTTGATATGAATCAAGTGACCATCTCCAATCTGATGATGCAGGTGGTGAATCAAAAAGACAATGAAGTGAATGAAGACATGGTACGACACATGGTTCTCAATGCACTTCGTTCCTATCGTTCAAAATTCTATGAAGAATATGGTGAACTTGTAATTTGTTATGATGGTAGAAACTATTGGCGAAGAGAAATCTTTCCATTCTATAAACAAAATAGAAAGAAAACTCGTGAATCCTCAAATTTAGATTGGGATGAAATATTTAAAACCCTAAATAAAATTAGGGATGAAATAAAAGAAATATTTCCATACAAGGTTCTTGAAGTAGATAATGCTGAAGCAGATGATATTATTGCTTCAATTGTTTTTCATACGGCAAAAAATCCATTGCCTGAAAATGTTTTAATAATTTCCAGTGATAAGGATTTCTTTCAATTACAAACACATTCGTTTGTAAAGCAATATAGTCCAACACTAAAGAAATTTGTTTCTGGTGCAGATCCTGCTGAATATATTAAGGTTCATATTTTAAAAGGTGATCGAGGTGATGGGATCCCAAATTTTCTTTCATCCGATAATACCTTTGTTGATAATCTTAGGCAGAAACCACTAGGTGCAAATAAGATTGATAAATTGATACATGAAAATCCAAAAGATTTTTGTAATGAAGAAATGTTAAGAAACTACCAAAGAAACCAAAGATTGATTGATTTATCCTTTGTTCCTTCAGAATTACAGGATAGAATTATTCAACAATTCAAAGAAGTCAAATGCGGTAATCGTTCTAGACTTCTAAATTATTTCATCAAAAACAGATTAAAAAATCTGACTGAATCTTTATCTGATTTTTAAAGGAGAGTATGGCTGACGAAACTTATACAATGTTATTTCCGGAAATTTTAACAAAGGTTAAAAATGGAAATACGAAGGGCAGACGTGTAAAATTATTACAACAATATGATTGTTCAGCATTGAGGATGGTAATCAAATCATCCTTTGATCCAAATATTGTTTGGTTACTTCCAAAAGGTGAAGTACCATATGTAAAAAATGAAGCACCTGCTGGAACTGAGCATACAACTTTGCGACTTGAGGCAAAACGTCTTTACAATTTTATTAAAGGAGGTAATGACAAACTGGCTCAATTTAAGCGTGAAGATATGTTTATTCAAATGCTTGAAGGATTGCATGAATCTGAAGCAGAATTACTAATTGTAGCGAAAGACAAAAGACTACATCAAGTTTATTCTGGATTGTCAGATGGTGTTGTCAAAGAAGCATTTGGTTGGAATGATAATTATATTAGAATTTAACAAGGAGAATAAATTATGATTGGTATTGAAGTACCTAATGTATTGTTCAGAACACGAGTACGAGATGAATCTATTGGTGGTGATAATCCTTACCGATGGCAAGATGTGACAACTGAAGAATTGTTTGCTGGAAAGAAGATTGTTCTCTTTTCACTTCCAGGAGCATTCACACCAACTTGTTCAACATATCAACTACCAAGATATGAAGAATTGTATGATGAATTCAAACAATACAATGTAGATGAAGTTTATGTTCTTTCTGTGAATGATTCATTTGTGATGAACAAATGGTTGGAACATTTGAATATTAAAAAAGTCAAACCTATTCCTGATGGAAGCGGAACATTCACAAGACAGATGGGCATGCTTGTAGACAAAGACAACCTTGGTTTTGGATATCGTTCATGGCGATATGCAGCTGTGGTTGAGGATATGACTGTGACCGCATGGATGGAAGAACCTGGAAGGTCTGACAATTATGATCAGGATCCATACATGGTCTCGAATCCAGAGAATGTCCTTGAATTTCTAGGAAAATTTCTCCCCGAATAAAAAACCTTGACATTTCTGCCAGAGATGGTAAAATATATATTATTTTTAAAACAATTTATAGGATAGATCTTTATGAATTGTATTACCGTTTCTGGTGGAACCAAAAGAAAAAGAGCACTTGTAGAATCTGTAACAGAATTTATGGTGCAACAACTCCTTCCTCGACACCGCACTTTAGAAATCGAAATAATATTATCCAATTTGATGAAAGAATCCGGAGTATGTGGATTCTGTAATGCATTCACAGATCGTGAGTTTATGATTGAATTGGATAAAACTCTTGATCATTATGATTTGATTGAAACCATTTGTCATGAGATGATTCATCTTAAGCAATATGCCAGAAAAGAATTAACAAAATATAATTTTAAAGAACAAACTGTTCTTTGGAAAAATAGCAGATATTCAATTGAAGCAGAGGAGTACAACAATTCTCCATGGGAAATAGAAGCATATGAATATGAATTTATCTATGCAAAAAAATATTTAATTCACACAGGTGTATGGACAGAAGATGACGAAAATTGATGATATATATGTTTGCGTTGATTGTTATTATATGTTAGAAACAGGTGATGCTTCTCATTTTGTTGGAGCGTATGAACCAGATAAAGCTGATCAGCGCATATATGAATGTGAAATTGGAATGTCAAGATTAATTGAATTGTTCGGAAATGATGGAAAGTTGTACAGTTCTGGAAAAGAAATGGATTTTTCAAGATTTCCTTGTCAATGTTGTCAGACCAAAGATGCAGGAGAAAGATACAGATTCATAGTTTATCAATAAAAAACTTGACTTTTATCTTTTAATTTAGTAGACTAGTTGTGTTAGGAGTTGATATGAATATTTTCTATCTTTCTAGTAATGTTTCTGAATGCGCTCAAATGCACTGTGACAAACATACAGTTAAAATGATTATTGAGTACGCTCAATTATTATCAACAACACATCGAGTATTAGATGGAGATCAATACAATGACAAAACAAAGAACGGAAGAAACATCAAAAGATGGAGATTGGGAGATACTAGACTTGAAAGGAATCTTTATAAAGCTAGTCATATCAATCATTGCAGTAATATATGGACTAGGAGTAGCATTAGCCATTATCAGTGGTTACTTGAGTTATGGCAATGCCTTTGCAAAGAGTACACACATAGATATGGAAGAGAACATTTAACAGAAACCAAACTAAAGAATATATTAATCAATCCACCCAAGAACATTTCAAATGATTCTTTTATAGAACCACCACCTGCTATGCCAGAATACTGTAAAGTTCCAAACGATTCGATTGCATCTTATCGTAAATATTATAACAATGAAAAGAGTTTTGCCAAATGGACAAAACGTAACATCCCAGAATGGTATCATGCCAACATATAAATTTATAAATCATGAAACACAAGAACTATTTGAAGACTTTCTTTCAATCAATGAAAAAGATAGACTTCTTTCAATTAATGAACACATTGAACAGGTTCCGAATGGATTTGCTATTGTTTCTTCTGTCGGGTCTATTGACTCTAAAAGTGATCAAGGTTTCAGAGAAGTCATGTCCCGTATTGCCGAAGGAAATCCAAATACACCTCTTGCCGAACGGTACGGTAGGCGTTCAGCTAGAGAAGTCAAGGTGGCTGAAGCAGTCAAAAAATGGAAGAATGTATAAATAGTTTCTCATTATTCCCATGAGTTGATTGATGAGCAATAAAAGCAAAGACATTAGATTTCATAATTTAATCAGTATTAAACCAGTTACTGATAATCAAAAAGTAGCATTCAATGCATATAAGGATAAGAAGAATCTTTTTTTGTATGGTGCTGCTGGAACTGGTAAAACATTCGTTTCTCTTTATCTTGCCTTCAAGGATGTGCTGAATCCTGAAACACCATATGAATGCGTGTATTTGGTACGTTCAGCCGTACCCACCAGAGAAATAGGGTTTCTTCCTGGAGATGAGGAAGACAAAACTGCACTTTTTCAAGTACCATATCAAAACATGGTA